AACAATTGCATGTTTTCTTGTGCTACGTTAGGGAACTTTGTGCCGAAGATGGCCTGTCCTGGTGCGCCGCCCTGTCTTCTAAACGTCTTTCCAGGGTACACAGACATGTCTTGACCAGGTACTAAGTTAGTTTCATCTATCTCAATGATAAGATTACCAGATAGTGCAGCATTGTCAATAGCCATACGCATAAAGCCGTTCATCAATGTCTGTGTATCATCCATATTCTCAGCAATACCTATACCAAAGAAGCTGTATGGGTTATGCTCAAAAGGTACAGCATAGTATGGAATGTTTGTTGGCTTAAATGGATTAAGTACAAAACGTATAACTTCACCATTGCAAACCCAGATATTACAGTTTAGTTCATCTAAGTCTTTGTATTCACTAGGTATATTTACACCATTCTCTTCTAAGTGTTCTATATCAACAAAACCCCAAAACTCAAGTACTTCCCAACGCTCAGTATCAGCTTGCATTTCATCATCTTGCATAGCCATTTCCCAGTGCTTTTGTACATAATCAGCACCCTTGCGTATAGCTTCCTGTATTGCATCTTTCATAAAGTAAGGACGTGTCTTAAGTTGACGCAACTGTGTACGAGACATCTTGTGTCTTTCCACAACATACTCAGCATCATCCATGCTAGAGGCTTCTGGGTCTGGATAAAAGTCCCAAACACTTACATGATTACACTCAGGAACAGTTTTAACAAGAGGATCATAATCTCCTTGATCATTCCAGTTAGGGTATTCCTTATCTACAGCGAATGGACCTTTCATTACGCCTGTACCCAGTAAAGACTGTTCAAAAGCCATAGATCTTAAGTGTATAGATGCACCTGACTCTACGAGTTGATCGTGTATTTTCTTTTCCATCTTCTTAGCTGCAATTAATGCAGGATGAAATGTAACAGTGCTAGGCGTAGTACCATCACCTTCTACAATCTTATCAGACACGCTTTCTAATTTATCTTTTAGTGGTCCTAACCTACTTCTTAAATCACTTAATGTTTCGCCTGGTTTTAATTTTGTGTCACCATCTATTAAGTAAGGCGTAGCAGGTTTATCTTGGGTAACAGATTTTAATGCATCACCTGCTTGGTTAGCCGTAGGGTTCATATCTATATGCACAGACTCTGCAACACCATCAGGTAAAACAGATGGATCTACTGTAAGTGGAAATTTGTTGTTGCCAAATAGTACGTCAACTATCTGACCGTATGCCGCTAGAGTTTTAGTTTTTGTAACCTTAACAAATACACGAGACTTTTCTGTGTCTGTGAATTGTACGTCAGGGCTGTATAAACCTCTGTAGTTACGATAGGCTCTTAACCAACGCTCTTCATCGCCTTGTCTTGCATCTTCAGAACGACTAAACCGTTCCTCTACGAAAGCTACTACATCAGGCTTAGAATCAAAGATACTCTCTTTGCCATCCTGAGCTGCTGTTACTTCATCTGTTTCGTAAGATAGTTCATCCATATTTAGTATCCAAACTTGTTATCTGCAGCTTGAAAGCCACTTCGTTGTTTTGCTGGGTCAAAGTCCCATATAGAGCTACGAGGTCTTGTCATGATTCCATAACGTAATGCATCGTATAGGTGGTCTTCTGCGTGTGTATCTACATCTTCTGGGTTACGCTTATCCAGAGGTAAGGCTGGTATCTGTGTTATCGTGTTTGTACAGGAAGCCATAAATACAATTCTTGGTTTTTCTGTAAACTCATCTATCTGTAATCTTCTATGTATTTCGTTTTTACCTGAAACACGAGAGCCTCTTGATCTGTCTGATGGCCTCCATCTACAACCCTTTTGGTTCATCTGCTCTGCTAGAGATGGACCTGTATCACCCCTGTTATGCCAGAGGGATGAGTCTAGTACTCCATAACGTATTGTACCATCACCAGACTCTGCATCAAGAACCATATCAGCTAAATCAGAAGCTGTAACTTTAGAACAGTAGAGTTCTCTATAGACAATGAGTTGTTCATCAGGAGCAACAGCGAACCAAACAACGCCTGTGTAGCTACCATAACCATAGTCACAGGCTCTGAATTTTGTCCAGCTAGAAGGGATCTTGAAATCGTCAACAACGTGTATAGCTCTATTAAACTCAGGGAAGGCTGCACCTTCGTTTACGTCCCAATTACCTTCTAGTAACTGCTTTCTCTGATGCTCAGGTAGTGAGAGAAGCATCGCTTCGTAGTCACCACTCTCAGCTAAGTATGGATTGTCAAACAGACTAGCAGGAATAAAACGTCTCTTAAACAAAGGTTGACCTGCTTTACTGTGTCCTGCAGGGTATTTTATTGTTTCCCCTGTCTCTAAGTTTGTAGCCCAGTAAGACTTATTAGCAGGAGCAGGATCAATAAACATCTTCTTAACCCAAGAGTGTCCACTACCACCTGGGTTTGTCGTTCCACGCATATACAAACCAAGTTTATCAGAGTGTGCTGATCTCAAACGTGATCTCATATAGTCCCAAGCGTATGGACTAGACCATTGTGTAAGCTCGTCGAATCCAATCCAGTTAAAAGCCTGACCTTGGTAGCGTGTAACATCGGTATCTTTATCCAGATAAGACATCCATAGTCTACCACCTTGAGGAGAAGTCCACTGAGATTTACGTTCAGACCATTTAATCCCAGGTATTGCACGAGGGTATAACTCCTGTGACTTTTGTATTAACTCTCTTAGTTCCTCTGTAGTGTGGCGTACAAGTAGCCCACTAAAGTTAGGGTCATTTAACCCATGAAGAGGGTCTGCAAGCATGGCATAACTTTTACCTCCACCTGCTGAGCCGCCATATAGTACTTCACGTTCTGATGCAGATAGAAACTCTGACTGAGGTCCAGGGTTAGGCTTGAATACAACGTCTTGAGCTTCTTCTATGTTGTATGGCTCAGCCTTAACCTGCGCTGGGCTAGTCTGTATCTTCTCTGGTGGTGTAGTAGCCTGTGACACCTTTTTCGAGCTTTTCGATTTCCGCAAGGGTTTCTTCGAGCCTTTTGGCAAGCTTGCGTTTAATATTAGCTGCTTTTTTACGTCTTCGCTCAATGGCTATTCTCTTCTTTAGACCTACATGGGAGATAGAACGACCTGTTTGTGTTGTTAACCAGTTCGCCACTTCCCTGTAACTATACTGCCTTAGATGCTTCTTTGCAAGCAGTAATGCTTCTAGTTCGTGAGGTATAGGTTGAAACAGCTTTTCGTTGTCTGGATCAATCTCATAACCAAAAGGTACAACACGAGCCGCTACTCTAACTACTGGATGCCAAACCTTATCATTCTTTTTAGGTTTAGGTAACTCCCAGAAACCGAAGTCCCTGTCATAATCGTATTCAGACAAGGCTACTCGTTCTTACCCTCTTTAGGTGGAAGGTAGAATATACCCCCACCAGAAGATGATACATCTACTTTTTCCACTTTACCAAGCCCTGCACGATCAAGTAGATCTTTTGCAGCAGCCATTTTATCTTTGATACCAAGTTCCGTAGGATCAGATAAAGCACTGACCATAGCCATCGCAGCTTTTGGCGCAGTCCTAGAGAAGTACGTTCTGGTAGCTTCGGCAATTTCATCTTTGAGAGATTCGACAATAAGTCTCGTAGGTGTATTTTCACTGTATCCTGCTATCTTTTTTGCTGAAACCACGTCTCCACCTGCCTCGTCAAACAAGACTTCGAGAAACTTTTGTTGGTTTGGGGTTAAATTACGTGCCATTGGCTTTCCTTATAGTGGGTTATCCACGAGAGAATCATATGCTTTCCATATATCATCTATTTCAGTTTGGTATTCGTTAAGCTTATCACCCAGACTATCAGTGATCCCAGTAGATCTCTCAACTTGACTACGTAAGTCAAGCAACTCTTTCTGTTGTTCCAAGATTGTTTGCATCTGTGTGCTAATCGTTGACAACCTTGTGTTAAGACCTCTAACGTCATTGTCTGCTACCGCCTGTTCTATTGCTTGAATACGAGAGCTAAGATCAGCTTCCATATCCTGTGATTTAACTGTTAAGTCTGCGTGTACACTTTGTATATCTACATTCAGACTAGATTCAACTGTTTGAATGCGTGTACTTAGTTCGTTAGACTTAGAGTTAAACTTTCCTGAAGCTTCTACTACTGTCTCAATACCTGATTCTACAGCATAGAACCTTTGTAGTGTGTCATATCCGTAATATATACCGCCACTAAGAGATCCTAGTATTGGCAGGGCAGCAGCTATGTACCACCCTTTAAAAGTAAACCCACCAACTTTAACTTCTGCATCTTCTATCATAATGTTTCCTACATGTTAGAGGAAGCTGACCCGTGTTGCATGATGTAAGCTCCTGCGCCGTATACATCGTCTGCATCTTTCATATCGTCTGTAAGATAACCATTCCAACCAGTGCCGTATCCTGAATCATCCCAAGATATAACAAACTCGTCAACTGCTTGTGTATAAGTAATAGCTGTATATGATCCAACCATTATGTTATTAGCTGTGGCATAGTTATCTATACTTGTAGTCAACTCCGTATTGTTAGCTGCAGCCATGAAAGCACCTGCTTGTTGAGCATACTCTGCTACTGCATCAAGTGCGTTATTATAGTCGTCAACTTCGGAAGCGTCAAGGCTATATTCATCTGTAGCCATCATCTCTTGTAATGCAACCTGCTCTGGCTTTGTATCAGCGTCTGAAGCTATATCAGCGACAGATGTGGCAGTCATTAATACAGATGTAGCATCGCCAAGTACATCAACAGCCGCAACTAAGTTATTCATAGCCGCAGTATGTTCTTGTACAAACAACTGATTCGCATTCTCTGCTGTAGCATAGTCATGATTCATAACTTTACTCTTAGCATCTAAGTAAGCTCCAAGCATTGCAGCAGTTACTTTAGCACCGTCTAATGCTCCATCAACAATAACGCCACCAACTTCAGCATAGCCTACTGCACCAATACCTAAGTTCAGAGATAGTTGTAACCGATTGTCTATAACATTGATAGAATCAATCAGTGACTGTATCTTCTGATCCCCCGTCTGGCTGTAATCGGGTGGTGGAAGTGACTCTGCGAGTAGACCTGAACCGTTCACTAATAGAGCGAGTGTCCCTGCTGTTGTTAGCAACTTTTGCTTCATTGATTTCATCCGTTAAATCCTCTCCAATTCTTAATAGACTGTCCCAAAACTCTTTGTCTTCTTCATACCCCACGATAAACGCTTGAGGGTTTTCTCTATATTTATCTACTGCATCCTTACCCATCAGTAGCTTACCAGTTAAAACATCCATTATAGGACAGGGCGTACTGGCTAAAATCATGGCCTTAAAAACATCTGGATCACCACAGATTGTAGATATCCCAGAAACTTGTAAACCAAGACCCCCTATCTGTTGTGGAGTCCCTAAAAGTCTAGCGTTCTTACGTCTATTACAGTATGCATCTTGTACCATTGCACCCTGAGATAAACCAAACAAACTTACCTGAAAGCCCATCGTTGTAGGCATTAAACAGGAATCGTTTCCACCACCACCCATAACTGTAGGTGCTATACTGGACATAACAGGAGCTTTTTCACCAGCTCCCGTTGCATTGTAATTATTAGTCTCACTTGTAGAAGTGTTATTGCTATCTACTGTTGAGTCTTGATAGTTATTACTAAAATCACCAGTTACATCGTTACTTTGTACACTTGTCGCCAAGAACATCTGTAAGATCAGCGTCCATGCACATAAGTTGTAGTGCTGCAGCTTCTTGACCGATGAGAGATAATGTTTGTGCATCTAAATTCCGTTGACATTTCTTATTATCAGGAGGACAAGAGAGAGGCATTACTAATGATTGAGTACTACAAGCAGTAGTTATACTTAGCAAAAATACAAATGCAAGCAGTATCTTAGTCTTTGTTGTAGTACCTGTGTATGAGATCACCACGAGTAACACCTATATCCTGTAATTCTCTATCTGTTAGGTTTTGTAGTAAGTATAAGTCTGCACTAGCTTGTCGAGACTTAATAATTGATTTGTTTACGCCAGAAATAGCTGAAAATATTG